CGCCCATTTACTTCTGGTGATGGTACGGTTATCATGCCTATCGAATTGCCGAAAGATATTAAAAATTTACTATTACCATATAAGAGGTTAGTATAAAAAATATGTCTGAAAATAATAGTGTTATTTTTGATATTTACGAATCGTTTCAAACTTTAGAGATTGAAATTAACGGAAAGAAGATAGCTTGCTCCTCTCCCTCAACAATTCCAAACACAATTACAACTGCCCATTTACCATTGCGCTTATTAACCCCTATTAGCAGGTTTTCACAAAGGTTTGCAAACGCAAATAATCTATTTAATCCAAACCAGGGTAGCACAGTTAATCAAATTATCTGGTCAATTACAGATTTGTTTTTGCTTTCACCTGTCTCATTAAATGTTGGTTTACGTTTTCAAAATGATGATTTAATTTCTTATTGTTCCGATTACATTAAGAAATTGGGTGATGGAACTTTTAAATTACCCAACAATTGTTGGATTAACTCAACATCATTTAGACCAGATGTAATTGAATATCCATTATTGTCAAATAATTTTTATTTTGGGGTTGTTAGTTTATTTGAAGTTTCTGAAAAAATCCCATAAAGAAAGGTAAATAAAAAAATATGAATAAAGAAAAAGAAATTAAATATGTAGAATGGTTGGGACAATTAATAATTGTTGATGTTCCAGCTAGACAATTAACAGCTATTGAATATTCGTTATATAAACAAATTATTGATGAATATGAAAAAGCAAACGGCAAGATTTATAAAATTGTTTATTTGGAGGATACAAAGAATAACTAATGGCTTACGCTGGATATACATTTAATAAAATTCAACTTGGCAGAGAAACCACACCTGGTACTGCTGTAGCTGCTACAACTGTTTGGCGTGGTCTTATGGCTATGCCTGAAGATGCGAGAGATCGTAAAATTGTTGAAGAGCAAGTTGGCATCTTCGCACCGCTTGAGCGAACGTATGAAACAATGCTTCTTGGTAAGTTGGCTATGCCTGCCACAGAGTTAACTTTTGAACAGGTTTGTCACATCTTAGAAGCTGGCGTTAAAACTGCAACCCCAAGTGGTACGGGTTCTTATACTCGCCTATATGATTTTCCTACTGCATCAGCCGTAAACACAGTTAAAACCTATACCATTGAAGCTGGCAATACCCTTGTTGCTGCTGATGTTCAGAAAATGGAATATAGCTTTGTAGAAGAATTTGAACTGTCTGGTAAGGTTGGTGAGGCTTGGAAAATGTCTTCTAACTGGATTGGCCGACAACTAACAACGTCAACTTTTACGTCTTCGTTGGCCTTGCCAACAGTAACGGAAGCGGTATTTAATCGTACAAAACTTTATATTGATGCAACGGGCGGAACGCTTGGGGCAACTCAGAAAACTGGTGTTTTGATGGGTGCTAAAATGCGGGTTCGCACAGGGATTGTTTATGTTCCTGTTGGTGATGGTAGTTTGCTATTTGCAACCCATAAGTTTGTTGTACCAAAGATCGATTTTAGCATTACGCTAGAAGTCGAATCTGGCTCAGTAGTTGCAACTGAACGACAAGCTTTTAAAGATAATGTTGTTCGATTAATTCGCTTAAAGGTTGATGGTGTAAATGCCCTTAACAATTCATTGTCTTTAGATTTTGCTGGCAAATACGACAAGATTAATGGTTATGAAAATGATAATGGCAACACAACCCTAACGCTTGATGGACATGCTGTTTACAGCGCAACTGATAACCTGTTTTGGAAAGCCACTTCAATCAATCAAGTAGCTACGCTGTAAAAGAAATAAAAAAAAGAGAAGAAAGAAAGGAGAATAAATAACATGGAAGGCAACAATAGTTTTTTCACTAAACTTACAAAGACTGTTTTTATTGATGAGGAAAACAAGATTTTTGTAAAAGCTCCTACCTATGGAGAAGTTCAAAAAGCAAATTCAAAAGCTATGAGCGTAAAAGTTGGAATGAATGGGGAAGGTGAAGTTCTCTTGGATTCCAGTTTGCTTGAGTCTTTAATGATGCACGTTTGTATTAGTGGTTGGGAAGGGCCTGGTTTTGAGGGTAAGCCTTGTAATGAGGTTAATATTGATGCTTTGCCTTCTTGGGTAATTTCACTAATTCGTCCAGTTGTAAATGAATTAACCAAAGGCTTAGAACCAAACGAAAAAAAAGTTTAGAAAGAGCATACGAAATAGCTATTTTGCACGAAGGTACAGTTAGTGATCCTGGTAAGTTTTATAACGAATATCTTTTAATGAAAGAACTAGGTTGGAGTTATCAGCAAATTGTTGATACTCCAAACCCCGTTCTTGAGGAAGTTATATTAAGAATAACTTTTGAAAATAAATTCAGAAAAAAGAAAAAGGAAATTGAGGATTCTATAAACAACTCATCTTCTAGCAACAGTAGCAATAAATAGTTTTTTTGTAAAAGAGGAATTTAAAATCATGGCGGGTTCACAGGAATTAAACATAGTAATACAAGCAAAGAACCAAGCCCAAACAGCATTAAATCAAGTTAGTGGTCAGTTAGACGGGATTAAAGATAAAACCACTTCCATTTCCGAAAGCATGAGCAGCCTTAGCGCTGGCTTAGCGACCGCTGGTGCAGGTTTAACCGCTGGAATCACCCTTCCCATTTTGGGTTTAGGCAAAGCAGCAATTGAAGGTGCAGCAAAACAAGAGCAATTAAGGGTAGCTTTTACCACAATGTTGGGCGATGCAGGAAAGGCTAAAACATTAATTCAAGATTTACAATCCTTTGCAGCCGCAACACCTTTTGAGCAAGATCAAGTGGTTGAGGCTGGTAAAAAACTTTTGGCTTTTGGAACTAATGCGGAAGATGTAAAAGGTACTCTAACTTCTTTGGGTGATATTGCGGCTGGTGTTGGCATTCCCATTCAAGATTTAGCAACTATCTATGGTCAAGCTCAAGTATCAGGGCGCTTAATGACTGGCGATATTAATCAGCTTGTTGGCCGTGGTGTTCCGATTATCCAAGCGCTAGCAAAAGAACTTGGCGTAACACAATCACAGGTTCGTGTTTTAGCTGAGAATGGGAAGATTAGTTTTAAAGATTTTCAAGGTGCTTTAAAAGGTTTAACCTCAGAAGGTAGTCAGTTTGGTGGAATGATGGATCAACAAAGCAAAACCCTTTTGGGTATGTGGTCTACCATCAAAGATCAAATATCGATTACGCTAAATACAATTGGTGAAAAGTTAATTACAACTTTCAATCTAAATGAAAAATTAGCTGGTGCTATTGAATGGTTGACAAAGATGAGGGAAAATATAGTTTCTTTCATAGAAAACAACCCGCAATTATTCCAAACAATTTTAATTTTTACTGGTATAGCAGCCGCTATTGGGCCTGTATTGATTGGCCTAGCTGGTGCATTACAATTCTTTTCGTTCTTAGCCCCTGCTATTTCCGCTGTAGGTGCTGTAGTTGGGGTTCTCACATCGCCATTGGCACTTGTTGCCATTGCGCTAGGTGCAATCCTTTACTATGATGTAGGTGGGTGGGGAACTGCTGTTAAAAGTGCTTTTGGTGCATTGTATGAATTTATTAGCGCTATTGCGGGAAGCACAGAACAGATCAAGTGGTGGGTTGAGGCTGTGCAAGATGCTGGTTTAAATTCTATTGAAGCAGCCGAAGCCATTACAGCATTACCAACAAGTTTACAAACCGTTGTAAATATTGCAACCGATGCAATAAGCGCAATGATTGATCTTAAAGATGCTTTTTTGTGGATTCTGCAAGGCAATGCGAGTGATGTAACTTGGTTAGATGAAACTGGGGACAAGATAGGTAGAATTTTTGGATTGTCAAACGAAGCAAAAATTGCTTTGGGTGATTTTCTAAATCAAGGGGCTGCTAATTTACAAAACTTTGTCAATATTATTCAAGCTGTATTTGGGCCTTCACTAGATAGATTGAAACAAAGTATCTTTTCTTTTGGTGGTAGTTTTGGGGATTTTGGAGAGAAAGTTAAATCAGCCTTAGAGCCAGTGTTACCCATTCTTGAAAAGATAGGTTTTATTATAGGTGTAGCGCTTGGCGTTGTTGCCTATCTCGCCTTAAACGTTCTTATCGCTGCTTTTAATAATCTTGGGGCTGCTGTAACGGTTGTTGTAGAAACAATAAGCGGTGTTCTTGGTGGTTTTAATACAATGTTGGATGGTGTAATTAAAGCAGCCACATCACTTTTACAAGGCGATTTTGTTGGCGCTTGGGAAGGTGCAAAAACTTTTATTTCAGGTTGGGGAACTGCTGTTATTGCAATCCTTGATGGTATCAAAAACTCAATTGCTGTTATCGTTGGGTTTATAGGTGAAGTTATCAAAAACGTTTTGGGCGATCTTGGTGTTGATACTGAGGGTCTTTCAGCCTCAATTAAAACTATTGTTGATTCCATCACCAACTTTAAATGGGCTGAAGTTCCAAAAGCAATTAGCGATCTTGTTGTTTGGGTTTGGCCTGAAGCCCCAGAGGTTTTATCTAACTTTGTTAAATGGGTTTGGCCTTCCGTTCCTCTTGTTTTAAGAGCGTTAACTACTTGGGTTTTCCCTGTTATTCCAGCTTTAATTGGTTCTTTGGTTGCTTGGGTATTCCCAGACGCTAGCCAAACAATTAAAGATTTGGTTAAATGGGCCTTTCCAAAAGTTCCAGATGTTATAACCGATTTGGTTGATTGGGATTTTCCAAGTGTTCCTGATGTTTTAAATACATTAATGGATTGGAGTTGGCCTTCTTTGCCCATTCCACAATCTGTACTTGATTGGCTTGGCTCATCCTCCACAACATCAACACCAAAACAGGCAGTTGGCGCAAGTAACTGGGCTGGTGGGCCTGTAATCGTTGGTGATGGTGGGCCTGAGCTTATCATACCACCAAGAGGAACACAAATTGTAAATAATCGTGATACAAGATCGGCTATGGCTTCTAATGGTGGTGGTGTAACAGTTAATATTTACAATCCAAATGTTAGAGGCCAAAGCGATGTAGACAATCTTGTAAATAAAATTATTTTAGAATTAAATAGACGCGGTTCTAGATAATTGTAAAAAAATAAAAAGTCTATAAAAAGTGAAAAAATAATCTCATGCTTAGAATGGTTTTAATAGCCCCACGCACAAACCTTAATTTTGTTGACAATGAAATTGAAGGAATACTCAGATTAGGTTTTGAAATACTGCCCATACTTGGAAACATCACACTTGAAAAGTTAACAAGTGAATTAAATAAGGTAGATAATGTTGATATTCTTTGGGTTGCTACACATATTTCAAATGACAATCAGATCATTCTAGGGGAAACGGGCATTTCAATCGACAGATTCACTTCACTTGTAAAAGGTAAATTCAAATTAATTTACCTAAACACTTGCGAGAGTTTAACACTTGCTCAACAAATACAAAACGATTGTGATAGTGCAGTAATTTGTACTGTTGGATCAATTGAAGATGTTGACGCATATCAAACTGGTATTATGTTTGCTAAATTACTAATTGAAACTAGGAATGTTGAATACTCCTATCAACAAAGTAAACCAACAAATAATAATACTTACATCTTTTTGGGGAGTTTAAAAAATTCAAAAATGTTTGGAGAAGAGCAACAAATTAATAACCAAGCAAAAGAATTGCAAGAACTTACCAAAGCCTTTTATAAGTTGGATGCCACGTTAAACGCTGAGTTAATCATTATGAAACAACGCTTGTCACTCCTAGAAGAAAACAATAAACATCTATCAGATTTGGTAAATGTTTATAGAAAGCAAGAAAACAATAATATTAATTATCCTCAAATAAACAGTAGAGAAGGCAATAATAAAACATTTTTCACTGTTAGAGAACAATTTTTAATTTTATTTTTCTTTTGCACTATGGCTTTGGTTGAGTTTTATTTATTAAAATTTCAATAACTTTTGTTTGATAAAAACAATATAAAATTAATCTTTCTATCTCGCTTCCTTCTTTCTTCTCTTTTTTTGTATAAAGTTGTTATGGGATTGTAAAAATAAATTCCATAAATAACTCATCATTTGGGGATTTAACCCCTTTATAATCCCATAACAACAATATTTTATAAAAAGTTAGTAAGAAAAAATATAGGAGTTTTTTAAATGGCAATAGTAACTTCCTTAGTTGGAACACCGCAAAACATTACAACGGGCGATACAATCTCACAAACTTCTGTTGCACCAGCCGCAAATGAATTGTTTTTGGTGTTTCTCGTTATGAGAACAACAAGCATTACACCAACAATTTCAGGTACGGGTTTAACTTGGGTTGAAGTTGTTAGTGGTGGTGTTTTAAATGCACAATCACAAATGAAAATCTTCCTGTGGCGTGGTTTAAGTACAGGAAGTCCAGCTAGCGGTACTGTAACTTGCACCATTACAGGCAACTTAAAACCAGCTTGGCTAATTATTGTAAAGGCAACTGGCGTAGACACAACTGGAACAAATGGATCAGGCGCTATTAATGCTAGTGCATCAAATGCAGGGCCACCAACAACAGACGATGCAGATATGCTCTGTAACATCACTACAACCGTTGCAACATCAACCATTATAGGTTTTGGAACTCATAGAGCCGGTGTTTTTACCGTTCCAAGTGGTGAAACATTAATTAGCATTAATAACTCTAATGGTGTTGGTGGTGATATTACAAGCGCTAGCGTTTGGCAACGTACAGAAACAACCACAGGATCAAAGACGATTGGCGCTACTGGTGATTTAAATAGTGTTAGGGATTGGTCAGTAATTGCCGTTGCCTTAAAAGGGGGTTCAGCGGTAAAAGATTTTGCAGCAACACTATCTACAGCCTCAAACACACCAACAATCAGTAAATTAATTCAAATAGTACGTAACGTTGCAACAATATCAAACGCAACAAATACAAGTGCAATTAATGTAGCGGTTAACACTTTTCTAACCCCAACAATAGCAACTGCAAGCAACACTCCGACAACATCAATTATTAAAATTGCCAGATTGTTAAATTCAACAATCTCAAGTTTGGGGAATACAACGGATGTATCAATTATTAAAATAGCAAGGCTTTTAACTCCTTTAATTGATGTAACAAGTAACACAACATCAAATATAAATGTTGCAAGATTATTGATTGCTAGTCTCTTACTTGATTCTAATACGTCAATTCAAAACTTAGCAATTGCAAGAATTTTGGGAAGTTCTACAATTAGCGCTACATCAAACACAAATGATATTAGTAAATTAAATATTTCAAGATTTATAACGCCTGGGGTCTTATCATCCTCCACAAATACAAGTGCAACAAATCTTAATGTTTTAAAATCTCTAATAGCCGCTATAACCTCTGATAGTGCAACTAGCGCAGGTGTTTTGAAAATTGCAAGGGGTTTAATTTCCACACTTTCAACAACGAGTAACACAAACAATAATATAAACTTGGCAATTGCAAGAACAATCGTATCAACACTTTCGGCAAATTCAAACACATCTATACCGTTAATTTTAACGAGAATTGCTTACGCTGCTACCTTATCCGCCGCTACAAATACAAACAATACTGTTGCTTTAAAACTGGCTAAGGCAATAACATCTTCAATTAATCCAAATAGTAATACAAATATTTCAGTTGCTCTACTTGTTTTAAAATCCATTCTCTCATCAATTCAAAGTGCAACAAACACGAGTGCAATTAATAGTAACGTTGCTAGAACCCTTGGAATAACTACTATTAATGTTGGATCAAACACAAGTGCAACCACAAACCTTTTGATAATCAAGTTCTTGTTATCAACAATTCAAAGTGCTAGCAATACAAACAATTCAATTGCATTAAAATTAGCAATCGCCCTAGCTACATCACTCACAGTGAATACGCTAACGGCAAACGCTAATTTTGGTATAATTAAATCTATGGGTGGAAGCCCTATAGCATCTTCAACAAATACAAACAATGCTGTTAATTTGGTAAAAGCGATTTACAATATCTCCTCTTCTCAACCAACAAGCAACACAAACAACATTGCAATTCTTCGTGTTCAAAAGGCTTTACAAAGTTTAATTAGCAGTAACAGCAACACTTCAAATGCTACTCTTGGGCTTCTCTATAAGTTAATCGCTACGATTTTACCAACAACAAACACACAAACAAATTCCACACTTGGAAACAAGGTAAATCTATCACCACAAACAATTGTTAGCACAACAGTAACCCCTTCCAACGCTCAAATGCAATTGGCTATTTTAATTTCTTCTGTAATCTCGTTAGCCACAAGTAACACGAATAACAATTCACATTTATCAAAATCTATTTTGATTGATCCCGGTTCAATTAACGTTGCCTCAAATACAAACAATTCTGTTGCAATGAAAAAAGCAATAAAAATTGTATCCACTTTAAGCCCACAAATTCTATCAAATGATGCAGAAGTTTTGAAAGTTGCCAGAAACTTACAAGCAGTAATTCAACCTCTTTTAAATACAAATAGTGGTGAAAAATTAGATGTTTATATGATCACTGGTGTTCTTGAGGGATTAATAAAAATAATTGAACCAAACTTTACAATCAAAATGTTTGGAAGTCAATAATTAAAAAAACAATAATAATAGGAGAATAAAAATGGGAAGTTTATCAAATTATGCTGAATTGAAACTTTTGGATCATATTTTTAATACAGCGTACACACCTGCTACAACCATCTATCTTGGTTTGGCAACTGCTGATCCTGGTGAAACTGCAACGGGTGCAAGTGCAAACGAAGTTGCAAATAGCGGTTCTTATGCACGTACAGCAATCACTTTTGGTAGTGCGGCTTCACGTCGATCTACTCAAAACGCAACCGTTACCTTTCCTCAAGCAACAGGCAGTTGGGGAACTGTTACACATTGGTTTATTGTGGATAGTGCAACGTATGGGGCTGGTAACGTTTTGGCTTATGGTTCTTTTGCTGCCAGTAAAACAATTATCAGTGGAAATACACCTTCTGTTGCGAGTGGTGAAACCTATGTAGAGTTTAGCGCAGGTTATATCAGTGATTATCTATCGAACAAACTTTTGGACTTGATGTATAAAAACACTGCCTACACAAAACCCGCTACTTATATTGCTCTTTGCACTGCAACGGTAGCAGATAGCAACACAGGAACAACCATTACTGAACCTGCTGGCGGTTCTTATGCCCGTAAATTGGTCAATATTAACGGTGGTGCTTCACCCGCTTGGAACCTTGCAAGTGCTGGTGCTGTTACTAATGCCAACCAAATTGATATGGTTACGGCAACCGCTAGTTGGGGTACTGTAACGAGCGTTGCAATTGTTGATGCTAGTACAGTGGGCAACCTTTTGTTTTATGACAATGCAATGACCGATCAAGCTGTTGGTTCTGGCGATACGGCCTCTTTTGCTGCTAGCGCTTTGACAATTCAAATGAACTAATGTTTCTTTAAAAAGGGGATAAAATGATTAACCACTACACACAACCAGTTGGAAAAAATAGTTCTGCGGTTGTTGAAGTGGTTTTTAAAGATGAGAACAAAGTGATCTCTGTACCAAATTCTGTTACTTGGAGTTTAACCAAAGAAGATGGTACAGAGATCAATTCAAGAACTAATGTTTCTGTAACACCAGGTCAAGCAAGTACAAGAATCCTTTTACAAGGCAATGATTTACAACTTTTTGCAAATGATAGTGGGTTACGCTATATGATCATCAACGCTACTTACAATAGTGTTGATGGTTTAAATATTCCCTGGAAAGCAACAATTAGTTTTTACGTTACATCTTAAAAACCACATTGAAAAAAATGTTTATAATATAAAAAGAAAGAGGCAAAGAACAAAATAATGCCACACTCAGTTAGAATAAACGATTACACAAATCAAGCATTAACGTTGACAAGCGCTCCATACGTTTTGTTAGAATACAATATGGGCGCACCAACAACACAATTTACTACAAATGATAGTAGTGAAACTGTTGATATTTCAGGGGTTAGATTTTCTTCTGTTACTGATACTTTGACGGTAATGATTGAAAGAACTACAGCTACAGCCGCACAAAGCGATTATGAGTCTTTAGAACAATTTATTTCAAGAATTAATTTAAAACAAAATGAAGATTCTGGAATAAAAACATTTATTGAAGTTCAAATGACTTTTGATCAAGTGTATTTCAGTTCTGAGATTATTTCAATGCAAATTAAACCCACATCAGATTCATTTATAGAAATTCCTCAAGGTAAAATAACCGCTGAAATTACAGTTAATCGGCAATTCTTTTGGGAAAATCTTTCTGGCGTAACTTTAACCGGAACAAATGGTAATGGCGCATCAACAACACTTACTATTAAAAACCATGACGATGGTGGGGCTGGTGATGATAATTGGGCTTCTTTCTCTGGTTCAACCATTAAAGGAACAATACCAGGGCCTATAAGAATTACACTAAAAAATACTTCTGGCTCATCCGTTACGTTTAAAAATGTTTATCTTGGGGTCAATGGTATAGCCGATCCAACAAACTTTCAACATGTTTGGGAGGCTGAAAGTGCTTCTGGTGGTTCAGGTTCTAATACAAGTGATGCCAACTCAAGCAACGGATCATATAGAAATATAAGCTATGGTGCTGCTGGTAATTACCCATCTACTCTTTATTGGCTTCCGCCTACAAACTTTTTTTCAATCACAAAGGGTAGAATTTTTAGAGCCTTACTTGTCTGTAAAACCGCACCACCAACAAACGCTTTTGTTAGTATCGGTGCAGGTGTTTTTGATTCTCCTTTGTTTTTAAATACTTGGGTTGGTAATGAGGTGCAAGGCGATAACAATAGTAGAATTTTAGATTTGGGAAATATTAGATTGCCACAAAGTAATTTTGTAACTGGCACAACCTATTCTAGTGGTTTTTCTTTAAATGTTCGCACAACAAGTGCAAGCGCATTAACCCCCGATTTTATTATGTTTATTCCCGCTAGTGGCTATAAAAAAATTGAGCAACAATATAGCTTACAAGTTGGTGCTAATGAATTTATTGTTGATGATTCTGAAGTTGGAGAATCTTGTTACAAAAATAGTTCTGGTAATAAGTTACCTATTTACACTCCACTGGGCAACGATCTTATGTTGTGGCCTGGTTCAACTAACAGAGTTTATGTACTTTTTGAAGAGCCAAGTTATGTAGCAACTAGGTCTATGCAAATTACCGTAGAACACTTTGCAAGGCGTTTAACTTTTTAAAAACTTATAACGGCAAAGGTTATAAAAACATTTTACAAAAAATCAAAACAGTGTTGATATATATAATCAAATTATATATTAGTCAACACTGTTTTTTTTATTTAAACATGAGGAAATAAAATATGGCAACACACAGAGTTAAAATTGCAGACAGATCATTTAGTGTAATTGATACAACAAACATTGGGTTAAATCCAACAAGTTGGAGTGGTAGCGTTAAAGGTGGATTTAAAAAAGCAACTGTTGATGTAGTTGCGCCTGAAATGATTGTGGGCGATCTTTTAAAGTGGCTTAGATATGATGTAACTATACATGGTGAGAATGGTGAAAAAGTTTGGAATGGTTATGTTAGCGAAATAACAATTTATTTTGGCAATGTTTCAGTTG